ATTTATTGTCAACCTTTTAGCCACGAATTTCAAACGCAAATTCAGTGCCGGCTCTAGTGACATAAATCTTACGGCCATAGACCGTGATATAACCCCATTCACCGTCTTGGTAAATGTCGTGCGGGTCTTTTTCAATAGTGACATTACGGACTATTTCACAGAAACCATTGCGCCAAGTGGGCAATTTCTGCTTGAAATACTTGTCGTTGTCACGTTGAACAATGAAGATTTTTGCTTTCATTTTTGCCCTTTATTTGACTGTCTAAGATTCTATTATATACCCAAATTGATTTATTGTCAACCTTGGCAACCAATCATAAATATTGTCTATGAATAGAATACTAGTAGCATTTGATTATTTCTCACCCACATTTCCTTTGGTTAATAATAACCTAAATTTTAATAGCACATTAGATAAATTAAGAATAGATAATGGTACCTATGAATTTTTTAATAAAGTAGGTGGGTATGATTGTGTCCCTACACTTACGTTGAATGATAATGATTTATTTATTTATCCAATAAAAATAACACTAAATCCAAATGAGTGGCCAATAAATCCTGACATAGATATATTGGCATCAACTTCTATGACACTTAATATTTTTAATAGTATATGCGGTAGAAATGGATATTTGTTTTTTGATTTAGGTGCTGAATGTGCTATTACTGATGAAATAATTCAAACTATTCACAAATATGTTTATTTAAAAAAGATACCACTTAATAAAGTTATATTACAAACCGGTAATACTAATGGCAAAGAACAATATAATAATTATTGTTTTAGACACAGTATTCCATTAGATAAAGGAATGAATATATCTTGCTTAGAATATTTTGAATGGATGTGTAGTCGTCATATTTATGAATATAAAAATTCTGGAAAAGATGTTCCATTACCAAAAAATATAGATTTTACTAAAATACAAAAAACATTTTTATGTTTAAATCGGCGCCATCGTTGGCATCGTGTTAATCTATTTTTATTATGGAATATACATAACTTAATAAATGATAGTTATTTTACTTTAAATAAAAAATCCGGATTACCATCAGAAAATATATTAAAAGATTTATTTGATAAAAAGTTAATAGAAAAATACAATATTAAAGATTCTCAGTTAAATGATATAGAATTTACTTTACCGCTAGAATTAGATGAATTTAAAGACTCTGGAAAAATGGCACTATTATATGGCCCAATTGATTCATATTATCAAAGTAGTTTAATAAGTGTTGTTACTGAAACCAATTTTATGAACCCGAGTATTTTCAATACAGAAAAGATATTTAAACCTATGGTTCATAGACAACCATTTATATTAGTTGGTCCATATAAAACTTTAGAAAATCTTCGTAGCATGGGGTATAAAACATTTAATGATTTTTGGGATGAAGGCTACGATAATATTGAAGATCCAAATGAGAGATTAATTAAAATAGTAGAGTTATGTAAAGAAATTAATGAGTGGGATGATAATAAGAAAAAAATATTATTCTATAAATCAATGAGTAATACCACACATAATTATGAATTACTAAGTTCTTTTTATGCTACTAAAAAAATGCGTAGTAACTTTTGGCATGAGTTTAGAGATAAAAAGTTATTTCCTATTAAGTAAATTGTTTTTCCATATATCAATCGTTCTATCTAAGCCATCATCTAAACTGACAGTTGGTTTCCATCCAGTAATAGAAGTAATCAAATTGTGATTACTGTTCAACCAATAAATTTCTCCGGGTCGATGCGGTTTAGTATTCCAATTAACAACACCATTCCAGTTTAATTTTTTAGCAATCTTGTCAGTATAATCTTTAATCTTAATAGGACTATCAGGGCCTATTGTAAAAATCTTACCTTGCACAATATCAGGATTCTCAATAACAGTAATCCAAGCTTTTAATAAATCATCAATGAATATAAAATTACGATAAGGTTCACCGTAACCCAAATTGATTTCATTAGGGTTCTTAATCATTTGTGTAATAATTTGTTCTGTTACAAAGAAATCATTATCTACACGGCCGTATGCATTAGTTTGTCTAATAGCAGTAAAAGGTAAATTATAACAACGATGTGCATACTCTAAGTATTTTTCACAAGCATACTTTGCAACTGCATAAGGAGCATTAGGATTAGGTTGTGTATTCTCATCAAAAGCAATAAATTCAGGAATATTACCCGCTTTAACAATGTCACTAATTGGTTGCCAACCATATACTTCCATGGTACTAGCAAAAACAAAGTTCTTAAGATTTTTTACTTTTGCGGCGCTCTCAATCAAATTAACAGTTCCCACATAATTAATTTCACTAAAGGTCAATTGTTCATAAAAACTTTGTTCTACTTCAGTACGGGCCGCTAAGTGTATAATAATATCCGGTGAGACAGAAGCTACTTCTTCTTGTACTTGTTTATGATTTAATAAATCACTTTTCAAGTGATATAATTCATTATTCTTTTCTAAAAAAGGTGTAATATGCGATCCAATAAATCCCGAGCTTCCTGTCAATAATATTTTCATTCTTTTCCTTTAAACATTAATCTGCTATTTATTAAACAAATTTATCCTATTGTGATATCTTCCATACCGGCTGTTCGTAATCTTACAATGTGACCCATCTGCCATTGTTTAGCTTCAAGACCCTTCATAATACCCAACCACTTGTTTCTTAGTAAAGCCACTTCATTGATAAGTGTTTCAAAGTCTACCACTTCATCCTCACCATCAACATACTTTTCAGCATCACGACTTGTCAATACTCTATTATATGCTTCTAAGTATTTTTGAAAGTGTTTACGGCGAATTTGCCGTAACTTAATATTGAGATAGTTCAATACTGCTTCTATCTCTTGTAGTTGATTAAAACGATGTTCGGTATGTCCCGGAATAGCGGCAATGTTCTTTTCAACATTACCGTATACCTTTACCTCACTTTTTGCAGATAATAATTCATTCTCAAAATGAGAGATGAAATCGGGTATCACACTTAAATTTTGTGATACCCTTGTGTACCAATTTGACATTTAATCCCATTCTTCTTGGTCTTCGTCTTCATCATATTCTTCGTACTCTTCGGCATCGTGTTGGTCTGTATAACCTTTTAATGCCTTAAGTACCTCTTTGTCATTCTTAAAAGAATCTTTAATATCACTTGCTTCGTAATTATTATCAATTAATAAATTAATTAACGTGTCAGCCGCATCACTACGATCATTAAAATCAATATGAGTTCGCAATGCGTCCCATACTTCAGTAACAAAACTTAAACTCATTCTGTACCCTCCTCCTCAGGTGTTACAGTACTTATCTTTGTTGTTGATTTTTGTGCATACTCACTCATAACTTTGTCTAAGCATCCACTGTCGTTAGCTTCCCACTTTTTGCGGAACTGCTTGATGATTTCGCCATCAAGTGTTGTGTATACAAGTGAGTTGCCTTCTTTCTTAACAAGTTCAGCCTTCTCAATCATATCTAATAATCCTGAGTAAGGGCTCATACCTGTTTCATAAGGAATCTTAACTTGTACTGATTCAAATGGTTTTGCATAACGAGTTTTCATAATTTTGCAAGCGGCACGAATACCTCGCACATCACTAATCTTATTACCATCTTCATCTTCTTTAAGTTTCAATTTCTTCATAGCAACTACAATACTAGAAGCATAAACGAAACCTTGACCACCTGAGATTTTGTCATCCGGATCAAACATATCTTGTGAAGCATACGTGTGATTAGTAGCGACTAAGCCAATGCCTAGTGAACCAAACATATTAACACAGTTACGAACCAGTGCTGTTAGTGCTTTAGGCTTACGACCCATGTCACCTTTCATATCACCCGCTTCAAACTGATTAACGTCTGTTGGTGTCAATAGCATACCTAGACTATCAACTACAAACAATACCTTAGGACGATCTGTTTCTGGTAGTGCTTTGTAATCTTTAACAAACATAGAAATAGTTTTTCCTACTTCGTCAATCATTGCCATATTTAGTTTTAATAGTTTATTTTCTTCTGTAGATACACCAAGTGCGTGTAACCAAGCTTCGTCAAGGGCATTTTCTGAGTCAATTAAGACTACAAAGATTCCTTGTTGTTGTGCGTGTCTGACGAGGTTTCCTGAGCAGATGAACGACTTCCCGGCACCTGACTCTCCGGCAAAGACAGTAACTTTACCAAGAGGTACGCCTTTATTAAAGTCGCCGCTAATGAGATAATTGAGAGCATAATTTCCTGTCGAGATCCAATCAGTAGGATCGTTAAATCCTATTGATAGACCTTCAATACTTTTTGTAATGTCCTTACGGAACTTACTAACGTCAAAAGGTTTTGCCATTTAACTATCCATTTCCATTGATAATGCTTCTTTGATTACAGCGAATAATTCATCTTCAGTGGTGCAAAGAATTTTAGAAGTCTTCCAATCGTTTTCATTATCACGACCTCCAATTTCAATCATAAAGCCGTTATCATAACGATTGATAGTAAATGATTCATTTACTTTTGTAAGTTTTTCTAGGTATTTCATATCATTCCTTATTGTTTGTGTATGCCGTTAGTATATACACTAATCGGTTGTTTGTCAAGGTATTCTGGACAGTTATCCGCAATACGTTCTAGTTCATTATCATTTGGAAAATGTCGTAATGCGGTCCTTGCTTTATCTCTTATTAGACTTGGCACTCTGGGTGTCTTGCCTGGATCGCATAATTCTTCCAACAACTTTTTACCCTGCTTTAGGGCACGGTATCGTTCGTCTGGTAGTGTCATCTAGTTCTCCTTAGGAAGGGGCCTGAGCCCCTAGTACCTATTAAGACTTGTTTTGTCTAGCACGAATCATTGCTAGAATGTCTTGTGCTTTGTCACTTGATGTGCCAGCTGCCGGTACACTAACTGGTGCAGTTGTTGTTACAGGCTCATCTTCCCAAGGTGATGAAGTCTCTGCTACGGGGGCAGTTGCGGGTGCTCTAGTTTCAGTAGT